CAACCAAGAGTCAATACTACGACTTGCCGGTACTAGAGGGAAATATATAGATCAGTGGCAGTCATTGAATCTGTTTTTCTCTGCGGACGAGGATGAGGCATGGATCAGTCATATCCATAAAATGGCATTTGAGGATGAGAAGATTTTAGGACTGTACTACATATACAGTCAAGCAGGTGTTCAGGCAGCAAAGACAGAGTGTCTGGCATGCAGTTGATACCATAATATAAAGGAAAATGAGATGAAGAAGACGATGCTATTCGAGTGTCCAGATTGTGGCGCATACGGTAAGATTACCCTAATGTCTACGGATCATAGTATAAACGATATAACAGTATGTCCAGTATGTGCTGCCGATATCACAAATGTCGATGAGGATTCAGACGAATAAATAGTCCACTATGTGGATATATCAAAATACTATTGTCGAAACTTTGCCGGAGGACTGTGTTGGGTTTGTTTACTGCATAACCAATACTGAAACAGGTCGGAAATACATCGGAAAAAAGTTGTCACAGTTCCAAAAAACTAAATATAAGATGGTCACTCTGAAAAGTGGGATCAAGAAAAGGAAGAAGATAAAGTCAAAGGTTGATTCTGATTGGATGGAATACTATGGATCCAGTCTTGAATTGAGTGCTGATGTGAAGTGTTTGGGTGCCGACAGTTTTACACGGGAGATTTTACATCTGTGTAAGTCCAAGGCAGAGTGTTCCTACCTGGAAGCGATGGAGCAATTTTCCAGACGGGTATTGGAGAACGACGATTACTATAATAATCAAATCTCGGTGAGAGTGCATGGTTCACACATCAGAGGAAAATTATGTCGGAATCAAACATAATACGGATTCAGGATTTACTGGATTCAAGGACAAGAAAGCAACAAGAGTTAGTGTTTTACAATGAAATTTTAGATGAGTTGAGCATGAGGTTGGCGGTAGTACAGAAGGAAATTGAAGTTACGAGATTTATAATTAGTGCGATCGAAAGAGAGCAGATCATTGACTTGAAGGAATTTACTAAATAATGACTTATATACTATTCATCACTGCTATCGCTTTATCTGGGACAGCAGCATATTATGCAATCGTTGGATTGACCGCAATATTCGCTGCAGCAGTTATACCAATTATTATCATGGGTTCAATACTTGAGGTGTCCAAATTAGTTGTGGCATCTTGGTTGTATAGGAACTGGAGCATTACACCGTACATTATGCGGTTCTACTTCCTGTGTGCAATATTTGTTTTGATGTTGCTAACGTCCCTTGGAATTTTTGGATTTTTGTCGCAGGCTCACCTAGACCAAGGTGTACCAACTGGAGACATCATTGCCAAGGTTGCAATCATTGATGAAAAGATAAAGACAGAACGAGAAAATATTGAGACAAATAAAAAGACACTTGCTCAACTTGATGTACAGATAAATGAACTGGTATCACGCACCACTGATGATAAAGGTATCAATAGGTCTCTGCAGATTAGATCAAAGCAGAAGCAAGAGCGCAAGGAACTTACCACAGATATCCAAGCATCACAGTTACTGATTGCTAAACTGAATGTTGAGAGAGCACCAATCGCAACTGAACTCCGCCAAGTAGAGGCAGAGGTTGGACCAATAAAATATATCGCAGCATTGATATACGGTGATTCTGCAGATGCAAGTTTATTAGAGTCATCCGTCAGAATTGTTATTCTGATGATAGTTTTCGTATTTGATCCACTGGCAGTTCTTATGCTAATCGCAGCAAATCTTTCACTCAAGGAGCAGAGCAATGGCAAAAAAATCAACTACCGAAAGTACTGGCACCGTCCCAGCAGTAACAATGAAAGCACGGAAACCAAAAGTAGTGAAGCAAGTGGCAATCAGCGACCCAGCGACCTGGACCCAACCCCTGGACCACGAGCAACTCCCACAGTTGAGTCTACTCCAAAGGTTGAAAAATCTTTTCCAGTGGAAATAAAGAAACAGATCACACTGGAAGATAGAATCAAGATTAGGGATAAGGGTCATGTGAGACAGATACCAAACGACAATGACCCTATTCATACATTCAATCCCAAGAATCCATTCAATGAGAAAAAGTAATACTTGACTTATATTCAATAATCAGGTATACTTGTAAAATAATAGGAGATAAAAATGATTGATCTACTAGTGGCAGCATTGGTTGGTGGAATTGTCGGTGTACTGATAGTTGAAATCAATTCCTGGGGAAAATAGATTTGACTGTAATTGAATAATAGAGTATACTTGTGTTATTATATTAGGAAGTGAAATGAAAATCTATATCAATAATTATCGCACTCACTGGTTGTCTCCATATACCATTATGGAGAAGGTGCTGTTCTGGAAAAAGTGGACAGATCCAGAATTTGATCTGTATGACGATAAGAACGAACACTACGTCGATTGGTTGACTGGTACAATGGGAGCAGCACGAAAATGTCTGGATGTTATTCACCCCAAAATCAACTATGTAAAGATTGATAAGTGGGATACTTGGAGCATGGACTCAACTCTCAGTATAATTATTCTACCAATGTTGAAGCAACTCCAAGCATCCAAGCATGGTGCACCGTTCAGTGATGACGAAGATGCCCCGGAAGGTCTTAGATCCACCGATGCACCTCCCAAGGAAAATGAGTGGGACACAGATGGTAATCATTTCCTGCGTTGGGACTGGGTGATGAATGAGATGATCTGGGCATTCGAACAGAAGCAACCTGACTGCAATTGGGAACAACAATTCTATTCAGGTGAACACGATATAAAGTCTGTGCCGCGCGAATGGGATGCTGACGGTAAGGTTCTAATGTATGAATCTCTGAAAGGTCCAAATGATACTTTCCAGGTTGATAGGGAAGGAATGACTAAGCATCAAGATCGCATTGATAATGGGTTGAGATTGTTTGGAAAATATTATCAGGGATTATGGGATTGATATGAGTAAGTTTACTTTTACCTTTGAGGGAACTCCATCACCGGGACGACACACAAAGAATACAGTTGAGTTCAATGCAGTAACTCTGGGTGATATCATACCAGAATTCGAAAGGTTTTTGTTGGGACTGGGTTACATATTACCAATCGGAGTTCATATAGCATTCCAGAATGATAATATAGATTCAGATGATGATGGTGTTGATAATTGGAACATAACAGTTTCAGAATAGCAATTTTACTATGGGAGTTTTATAATGGCATTGGCAGATAAGAATTTCAAGTTGAGCAAGACCGTGAAGCGTTTGATGTGTACAATCGTTGATAAGGTTGAACGCAATAGTTTCAAGAAAGCAATGGTGATGGTTGAACACACCTCTGCAGTTATCAAGAACACACGTGGCAAGGATAAGGACAGCAAGCGAGATTAATTTTACTATTATATATGAGGTGATGATATGGATACTACTATTGAACAATCAATCGGAGAACGCGAAAATGAATTACTCAGTGTGCTGCGCTCTAGTGATGAAGGAATTTGGGTTAACTTCGAAAAGAAAGACGGGTCGGAAAGGGAAATGCTCTGTACCCTCAATGAAGGACTCATCCCCGTGGATAAGCAACCAAAGACATCCAGTGAAACCTCTACCCGCACTATTGGATCCGCACTTCCAGTATTCGACATCAACAAAGGCGAGTGGCGTAGTTTCCGTTGGGATTCAGTAAAAACAATAACCGTGAATGGAGTATCATATGACTATCAGTAATGCAGCAGATCGCAAGAAAATTCTAGACGCACTCACAGAAATTTCCAACAGCATGACCAGAATTAGTGCCGAACGAGATTTTATCAAGGACGCAGTGGCAGACGTGTCCGACAAGTTTCAAATCCCAAAGAAAATCGTTGCCAAGATGGCACGTGTATATCACAAGCAAAGTTTCAATGCAGAATCAGAAGAAAATTCCGAATTTGAGTCACTCTATGAGGAAGTTGTGGTGATTCCCGCACCTAAGTAACTGTTATTACACGATAAAATAGGTCAAAATAGTCCTTGACTATAATTCAATAATAAGGTATAATAGTCTTATAGGTTGAGTTATGACCTCTAATTTTATAGGTAAAAA